CCATAGAGGAAATGAATTATTGTGATAATAATGATTACCTTTGGGTTAAGGATTTAGATTTAATTATATACGAGCCAAAGGTTCAAGTTAACCCTTTTTAAGAAATGAGAGAATTTGTAGATATAACAAAAAAGTACGGAGTGACAGGAGTATTAGCTTGTTGGCTATGGATTACTAACTCAAGAGTAGAAGCGCTAGAAAATAGGCTAGAACATTGTTATCAGATGCAAATGATGAAGGGTAATGTAAACGCAAGTATTACACATAATAAATCAATTGCTATATTAGCAGATGAAATAAAAATAAAAAGATCATGAGAAATTTAAAAGAAGTAAAAAAGAGATGGAACGCTGAAACGCCAATGTTTTTTAAGAAGTTAATCCACGCTGGTATAGTTTTAGGATTAGTTGGTGGTGCATTAGTTACGTTTCCTGTAACAGCTTCAGTTGGCGCGGTCATGATTACAATAGGAGCAACTGCTGCTACAATTTCTAAGCTTACTAAAATATAAGTATGAAAACTTCACAACATGGAATTGATTTAATCAAACTTTTTGAAGGGTGTAGATTAAAGGCTTATGTTGATCCTGGAACTGGTGGATTACCAATTACGATTGGGTATGGAAATACAGCTAGGAAGGATGGAAGTAAGTTTAAACTAGGTGATGTAATTACTCAAGAAAGAGCTAATGAACTATTTTTAGAATTACTTCCTAAATACGAAGCAACTGTAATCAAAAACATAAAGGTTATTTTAAATCAAAACCAATTTGATGCTTTAGTTTCTTTCTGTTGGAACTGTGGTAGCTCACAAGCTTTATTTAGATTAATTAATCAAAAAGCAACTGATGAAGTAATTTATGATTGGTGGATAAATCATTTCGTAACTGGTGGTGGAAAGTTACTTCCAGGATTATTAAAAAGACGGAGAAAAGAAGCTGATTTGTTTATAAAGAAATAGTTTAGTATATTTGTTTTGTCCTTTACTTATGGTTTTGGATTTAAAAAGGTTTTAACCGTTGTACCAGAAAACAACGGTTTTTTGTTTTATATAAAGTTATTTGTATATTTGTAGAAATTCAATTAAATTAAATACAATGTCAAAGAAAATTACAAGAGAAGAGTTAGTAGAATTAACGAAAGCTCACGAAGAGTATTACACATCTAAGGATGAATTAGCAAATATCTTAATTGCTGAAGAACGTACAAAAACCCAAAAGCAACTTTCATTAATGAATTTCTCAGAGAAGGAAGAACAAGTTCAATTGTTAATGGGAGAAATCAATAAAAAATACGGTGAGGGAAAAGTTAATCTCACTACTGGAGAGATATCATGATTATAAGAAAAATATCTGTAGGACCTGATTCTTTTAAATCTATGAATTATGTAGTAGGTCAGGACGTGTTGGATAAAACTTACATGATTAGTCAGATATTACATAAAGAATATGGGTATGATATATGGATTTTAAAAAACTTTGAAGAAGTTAAATGGAAAACTATATCTATTCACACTCCTGTAGTCATTGAATATAAAATAGATTTTTAATGGTATCTCCATATTACTTTATAGTATCACCTCTAAATGATAAGAGGTATGATAATGTAATAACATTTGGTAATAATAAACTAGTAACGAGTTCTTCAATAGAAGATCACAAGGCTGTTAATAGATTTGCTAAAGTTATAGAAGTACCAATGTATTATAATGGTCCTATTTCTAAAGGAGATATACTTGTAGTGCATCATAATGTATTTAGAATATATTATGGTATGCAAGGTGAAGAACGTAGCTCCTGGTCCAAATATAAGGATAATATATATCTTATAGATCAAGAACAGTTTTATTTATACAAAAAGAAAGAGTCAGATGATTGGGAGTCTCCATTTCCATATTGTTTTATTTCTCCAATAGATAAAGAAAAGAAAGCATTTCTGACTTTAGGAGTTGATGAAGAGTTATGGGGAAAAGTAGAATATATTCCAGAGTCTATTGATGGTAAAATAAATAAGGGAGATTTAATTTCATTTCAGCCAGAGATGGAGTATGAATTTTTTATAGATGATAGAAGATTATTTCGAATGAATATTAGAAACTTATGTCTGAAGATTTAAAAGATAAAAGACTTAGATTAATTGTTGCAGCTGAGAAGGGTGTTGACGAGTTAATTAAAGTATTGGAAACGAAGATAATAACTAATGATGAGTCTGATGTATCGTCTGATAAAATGAAGAATGCTGCATCTGCAAAAAAATTAGCGTTCATGGATGCTATAGAGATGCTAGAAAAAATATCTTCAGAGAAGGATAAAATGGAGGATGCAGAAAAGAACAAAGGTATTGCTGCACCTTCAGGAAGATTTGTAGAAAATAGATCTAAACCAAATGGAAGAGGATAACAGATTATACAGAGTAGTAACTGGGTATATTGATAAAGCTATAATTAATACTAAGAATAGAAACAAATTATGGAAGTATGGATATGACTCAACGTATGATTTAGTTATAATATCAAAGGATGGCACACTTGGTGAAATCTATGAAATAGAAGGGCTTCATATTGGACTACCTTTAGCACCAGCTTCATTAAAACTATCAGATAAACTATCTTATTGGCAGCCAAAAGAATATCCTAAAGAGTTATTTAAATTAAAAAAGATATTCGATTGGGAGAGAATGGACAATGCATTTAAGCATAAGTGGACTCCATTTATAGATGAGGAGTATGACAATAGGGAGTTAGGTCATTTCTTTAATAATAAGGGAATTGCTACATACGTAACTGGTTCTCACTATATGTATCTTCAATGGTCAAAGATTGATGTTGGTCTTCCTGACTTTCGTGATTCAAATAGAATTTTCTTTATTTATTGGGAAGCTTGCAAGGCAGACAATAGATGTTATGGGATGTGCTATGTAAAGAACAGACGTTCTGGGTTCTCATTTATGGCATCTTCAGAAACTGCAAATGTGGGAACATTAGCTTCGGATTCAAGACTGGGTATATGTTCTAAGACTGGTGGCGATGCTAAAAAGATGTTCACTGATAAGGTTGTTCCAATAGTAAATAATTATCCTTTCTTCTTTAGTCCTATCAGAGACGGTATGACTAATCCTAAAATGGAGCTTGCATTTAGAGTGCCTGCTTCTAAGATAACGAAGAAGAATATGGGTGTTGAGAATACAGATGATGACGAAGGGTTGGACACTACAATTGACTGGTCTAGTACGGATGATAACTCTTATGATGGGGAAAAGCTTATATTACTTATAGAAGATGAAGCTGGTAAGTTAGAGAAGCCTAATAATATTTTAAATGGTTGGAGAGTACGTAAGACTTGTTTAAGGTTGGGCGCTAAGATCATTGGAAAGTGCATGATGGGATCTACTCTTAACGCATTAGCAAAGGGAGGTTCTAACTACAAGCAAATGTATATGGACTCTAACCCAAGAATAAGATCTAAGAATGGTCAAACAAAGAGTGGGATGTATTCTTTGTTTATACCTATGGAGCATAATTTTGAGGGATATATAGATAAGTTTGGTCATCCAGTTCTCGAAGATCCTAAAGAGCCAATAGAGGGTATTGACGGAGAGTTAATTGATATAGGTGTTATATCTTATTGGAATAATGAGTTAGACTCTTACAAGGGAGATGCTGACGCTCAGAATGAATTTTATAGACAGTATCCAAGAACTACGTCTCATGCATTTAGAGATGAAGCAAAGCAGTCGTTATTTAATCTTACTAAGATATACTCTCAAATAGATTATAATGATTCATTAGTGAAGGAAAAGTTTTTAACAAAAGGTTATTTCCATTGGAAGGAAGGAATATTAGATTCTGAAGTTATATGGACTCCAGATAAAAATGGTCCATTCTTAGTTTCTTGGCTTCCACCATTGGAGATGAGAAATAATAAAGTAAATATTAACGGACAGTTTCATCCAGGAAATGAACATATAGGTGCGTTTGGATGTGACTCTTACGATATATCGGGAGTTGTTGGAGGTGGAGGATCTAAAGGAGCGTTACATGGTCGAACTAAATGGCACATGAGTAATGCTCCTGTAGGTCAGTTTTTCCTTGAATATATTCATAGACCATTGACAGCAGATATAATGTTTGAAGAGGTTCTTATGGCATGTGTGTTTTATGGTATGCCAATGCTTGCGGAAAATAATAAGGCTCGTCTTTTATATCATTTTAAAAATAGAGGATATAGGAAGTTTGCATTAAACAGACCTGATAAAAAGTTTACTGACTTATCTGTTTCTGAGAGAGAGATAGGAGGAGTACCAAACAGTTCTGAAGATATGAAGCAGGCTCACGCATCGGCAATAGAATCATTTGTTGAGGAGTTTGTTGGATTAGATGATGCTGGTCATTATAGGGATATTGGTAGTATGGGAGATATGTTTTTCAATAGAACATTAGAAGATTGGGCAGCGTTTGATATTAATAATCGTACTAAATATGATGCGTCTATTAGTTCTGGATTAGCTATTATGGCAACAAGAAAACATATTGTTCACAACGAAGTAAAAAAACCGAAAAATATTATTAAATTTGCAAGATACAATAATGATGGAAACAGCAGTCAATTGAATAAATAATGGAGAAACCAATTATTAACATACAAAATTTATCCTTTCCCAATCAACAAGCATCTGACGAAGAGAAAAAAACAGAAGCTTATGGGTTAAGTGTTGGAAGAGCTATTGAAAGTGAATGGTTTAGACAGACTGGTGGCAGTTGTAGATTCTACAATCAGCATAGCGATTTCCATAATACTAGATTGTATGCTAGAGGAGAGCAATCAATCCAACAGTATAAAAACTTATTGGCTGTAAATGGAGATATGTCTCATCTTAATTTAGATTGGAGTATTATTCCTATCATGCCAAAATTCGTTGATGTTTTAGTTAACGGAATGAATGACCGTTTATATAAGATAAAAGTTGAATCTCAAGATGTAATGTCTGCTGAAAAGAAAAATATCTTTCAGGACATGGTTGAGGTTGATATGAATGCAAAATCTTTCTTAGCTCAGACAAAAGAACAATTTGGAGTTGATATAAATAGCGTTCCTCAGGATGACATTCCAGAGACAGAAGAAGAGCTTTCTTTGTATATGCAATTGAAATACAAACCATCAATTGAAATAGCAGAAGAAACAGCGATTGATTCAATACTTTCAGGAAGTAATTATTCAGATCATATTAAGCCAAAGATAAATTATGATTTAGCAGTACTAGGAATTGGTGGAGCTAAACATTCATTTAATACAAAGTCAGGAGCTATAGTTGAATATGTAGATCCAGCAAGTTGTGTATGGAGTTATACAGAAATGGATGACTTTCATGATTGCTTTTATTTTGGAGAAGTAAAACAAGTTCATTATACTGAACTAAGAAAAATAAATCCTAACCTTACAGATGACCAATTAAATGAAGCTAAACGAATTGGAGCAGCGTGGATTAATCATTTTCCTGCTTATAACAACATTAACGATTCTGCTTTTAATAACGAAGTAGTTAATATACTTTACTTTAATTATAAGACAGAAAGTAGACACGTTTACAAGAAGAAAAATCTTGAGAATGGTGGCTCTAAAGTAATTAGGAAAGACGGTAAGTTTAATCCTCCAAAAGAAGATGCTGAATTATTTCAAAGAGTAGATAATGTAATTGATGTTTGGTATGATGGAGCTCTTATCCTAGGGAGTAATATTATTGTAAAATGGGAGTTACTTAAGAACATGGTCCGTCCTAAAGCAGCTAATCAAAGAGTTGTGGCAAATTATGTGTTTAATGCTCCTAGAATGTATAAGGGTATTATAGAGTCAAGTACTAAACGAATGATTCCTTTTGCAAATCAATTACAACTTACTGGATTGAAGATGCAACAGGTTAAGTCAAGAATTGTGCCTGATGGTGTATTTATTGATGCTGATGGATTGAATGAAGTAGACTTAGGTACTGGAGCAGCTTATGGACCAGAGGAAGCGTTGAAGCTTTACTTTCAGACAGGTAGTGTTATCGGTAGAAGTCAAACTGTTGATGGGGAGTTTAATAATGCTAGGATACCAATACAAGAGCTTACTTCGAATAGTGGTCAATCAAAAATGAATGCATTGATTGGTGATTATCAGTATAATCTAAATATGATTAGAGATTGTATAGGTATAAACGAAGCAAGAGATGGATCAACTCCTAATCCAGATGCTTTAGTAGGTGTTCAGAAAATGGCTGCGTTAAGTAGTAATACAGCTACTAATCACATATTAAGAGCAGGGTTAAGAATATCTAAAGATTTAGCTTATGGACTTTCTTTAAGAATTTCAGACATACTTGAATATTCTGATTTCAAGGAAGAGTTTGCTATGCAGATAGGAAAATATAAT